TTTGCAAGTGATGTTACGCCAATAGATGTTATTGCTGGAGCAAAGAGAAGAGCTGATAGGGAGAAGAGTAATGAACAAGAAGGTCAAGAACAATTATTTGGCACAACAAGCGATGAGCAACGCACTAAAAAGGGCAGCGAACAAGTTCAAGGTACAGAGCGCAAGAGAGGGAGCGATGATACTGGATCGGTCGATACAAAGCCAAAAACCACAGAAAAAGAAAAAGGTTTAAATAAAGAAACTTTCTCAGAAAAAGGTGTAGTTACTGATTTAGTTTCTGAAAAAGAAGTAAAAGATTTTGTTACTGATGAATTAAGAAAAATTGTTCCAGAAAGTGAAGTAGCTAATTATCTTGACCAATTAAAATTTTCTATAAGAAGAACTGATTTTATGGAAAATGTCTATGATAGGGCTAATCCTTATCGCAATAGTTTTATGGATAATACTACGGACATATTAGATAGGACTGATTTTAAAGAAAATAGGAATAATGTAGAAAAAGTAAGGAGAAGAAAAGCAAGAATATATATAGGAGATGATGATCCAGTAGGACTTAAATTACATAATATAAACGAAAAATTAGATAAAATGGGTTTTGTCGAAGCTATTGACGAAGCACAAAGGACTAAGTTATTCAATAAAGGAAGAGGAATTGCAACTGATGCAGAACCACAAGGAGGATTAATTGCCGACACCACCACCAGGGAAGAGTCACAAGACGATCCCATCTTGGATCAGGAAGCTCCAAGGTTTACAACCTCAAGGGAAGAAGCCGTCGGATCGACAAGAGGATCGACAGAAGGAACGATCATCTACAAGGAGATGCAAACCCTAAGACAATCTGTATTTCAGCAAGCATTTAGGGATGCTGGCTTTGATCCAGACCTAGCGAGCAACTTTACAGCAGCAAGACAGTTTAAGATTTTATCAGACCTCATTAAAGATAAGTTTGGATTTACTGTTGTGGAACGTGGTGAATCCAATTCCTACAATGCTAACCAGTCTTTGCTAGATGCGTACAGAAACTTGCAGTTTATGAGTCATGTATTGGGATTACCAAATTCATCCATGTCTTTGAACAATGAAATAGGTCTAATCCTACCCACAAGCGCAGCATTTTATAACGCAGCTTATATGCCTAAGTCTAAGGGTGGTCGAAAGCAGACCTTTAAAGAAGGTGATGTACCAGAAGTAGAGTCACCAGCTATAATTATGCCAGCAAGAAGTAATAGTTTCGCACACGAATGGGGTCATGCTTTGGACTATTATATCATGGAACGCATGAGTCCAGATTGGCATGATGGTATAACTGGACGCATAAAAGGTAAAGGCGAGAATCCAAAACCTTGGATGGACACAGCACCAAAGCAAATAAAAGAAGCATTTGCCGATCTAATGAACGCAATGTTTTTCGATAAGGCTGAGTTTTCTGGCAGAATTATGGAGATCGAACAGAAGATAGCCAAGCTAGAAGTAAAGAAGAGAACACCAAACCAAGACAAAGAATTAGAAACACTAAGAGAAAGATTACGCAAAGCCGTAGAAGAAGGTAGCGCGACACTTAGAGTTAAGAAATCACAATACAAGGTAGACACAGAAACGTTTAGTCAAGCAAAGTATTGGTCTAAGCCAACAGAAATGTTCGCCAGAGCGTTTGAAGCGTATGTGTCACAACAGATAACAGCAAGACAGGGTACAACAGAGTTTGTATCTAAGTCCGATGAAGCATACCAACTGACTATAGATCAAGTAAAAGATGCTGATGAACGTCTTGCCCTGACCTATCCCAAAGGAGAAACCAGAGATAATATCTTCCTGGCAATGGATAGATTAATGGAAGCCATTAGAACACAGTTTAACAATGACATTGCAGAACGACCTGGTGATTACGATATGATCGATCAACGGCTAGATTTTGCAGGCCAAGTGCAAGCTGGGATGGACAAGAAGGTAATCAAAGAAATTATAAAAGAAGAAAAAGCAGCGTTTACAAATGCTCAAGTACAAAAGAAAAGAGAGCAAGAAAGACCTATACGATTTGAAGATCTTGGAACTGGAGCAAAAGCAAAGGGTACAAGAACATTTAGAGCGATTGAAGACCAAGTATTAAATAACTTTTTGTATACTAAACGAGGGATAATGTTCCGGATTGCTGATAGATATGGCAAACATCCAGCTCTAAATGCAAAAAGAGCAAAAGAAATAGAAAAAGAATTAAAGAACCCAGATCTAACACCAGAACAAAAAGCTGAATTGAGAGCAGAGAGAGATTTATTAGGAACGAAAAACAAACAAAAGGTTAGAAATCTACTTGAAGATTTAATCAGAAGAGTTGCTACAGATCCAGGAGGAAGAAGAAAGACGTTTACTGGAGGTGTATTTGAGGAAGCTGTACGCTCAAACTCAAGACGTTTTGCAACAAGATACAAAGAGATTATCGATAAATATAATCTAGGCGATCTTACTACTGAACAGATGCAACAGCTTAGAAAGATATTAACAGCCGATACTGAAGAACAACAAAAAGCATTAAGGGGTGAAGTTCCAGCTAGATTTATAAAAGCTGCTGGAGAGATACGAAACAAAGTATTGAATCCAATATACGATTACACCAAAAAAGGTGGTGTAAGACTTAAATACCTTGAGGATGGCAGTTATATGCCACGAATTTTGGACAAAGTATTAGTGTTTGGAAAAGAAAAAGATTTTCTCTATGGATCTGGGGAAAATGATTCAGCAACTAATCCAAGCATGACAAAAGGCGCATATGGATTGTATCACCAGGTTATATACGTCAATGAAGTAGGAGAACTAAACGTAGGCAATGTAGATCAAGCACAAGATCTTATAAATATGGCACAAAGATCAAAGCTTAGAGATGATCCAAGGATGAATACTTTAGAAGATCAACTGCGTCCTTTCAGAAATGCCGTACAAGAACTCAAAGCAGCCGAAAGATTAAAGGCTGAAGCTGAAAAGCGAAAAGAAAGCACAGAGTCATTTGATAAAGCTATTGAAGAAGCGCAGATCATTATCGAAGAAATGCACGAAGATATATATAATGCAATACGACCGATATTTTCAGATGTTTCGGCACAAGACTGGCTTACACGATTAACTATATCTACTGGTCAAGATATGGATGGACACTCAGCACAAAATTCTTTTATGAAGCAGAGAAAGTTACCCAGTCAAGCTGATAGTTTTATGGTGGATTTTTATTTAGATCCCATAGACGCACTAAACACATACATACCAGCCGTTGTTCGCAAAGTAGAAACAGATAAAAGATTTGGTGTGCGATTTATACCAAAAGGACAACGGAGAAACCCCGTTACTGGTCAGGTATATGATTATCTGAGTTATGCGCTAGACCAAGCTAGACTTGCTGGTATGGATCATACTGATGCTGAAAAATTTAAGCTTGTCATAGATACTATTCTTGGCAGAACTGGGGTATCAAAAGACTCGATGGGTTTAAGAGCAATAAATAAACTCCATGCGTTTGGTACAATGGCATTGTTACCTAGAGCTGTTATGTCCTCGATTGCTGAACCTCTTACTATTGGTATCAATACTGGAAGTTCTGTTAAAGCAATACAAAACTTTTTTACAGTACTAGATGGTGCTGTTGGAATGGTGAGGAAAAAAAATAAAGAGCGTACATTATTTTTCAGGCAACTATCAAACATCCTAGGTGTTGTTGATGAGCCTACTGTTGGTGAGATGGTAGCCAACAGACTTGGTGGATCTGTTATGGAAGATCCAAAACTTAATGCTAGAGTAAACAGATTTTTTGTTAGAACAAAATTACAAGGTCTTACTAACGCACAAAGAAGATCATCTATGCGTGTTTGGTTGCAATATATGACTGAGCTATCACACGAATATCAGAACCCAGATACTAAATCATCAAAGAAAACATCTATTGAAAACATATTCCAAGATCTAGGGATAACGAAAAAAAACATAGATCAGTTTACAAAATTCATGGCTGAGTCAAAAGATGGTCAGTTTAAAGCTCCTAACCTAGAAGATATTATGGAAGCAAACGGAGAGCTATCGGATATGGGAAGCTTGCTATCAACAGCTATGAATAGAGGTGTTAGCATGACGATACAAGATCCTATGATAGCTGATAGACCGATGTATGCCGAACATCCACTAGGTAGACTCGTGTTTGGAATACAATCTTTTATGAACGCTTTTACAAGAAACGTACTTCTTGCGTCGGCAAAAAAGGTGGCTAGAGAAACACAAGATAATGGATTTGCGTCAGGAGCGCAGATGTTGGGATTACAAATGATCCCTAACTTTGCGTTATTTTATGCTGGGCATTTTTTAATAAGTTCAGCAAGAGAGTTTTTATTTAACAGCGATGCTATAGAAAGAGAAAAAGAAGACGATAACCTTGCAAAATATTTGTTGGAATTAGGTCTTTTACGATCTGGTTTGACTGGTAAGTTCGATCCTTTTGTAAATATGTACAAGTCATTACGATATGAAGCAGACTCCAAAACAATTTTAGTTGGTGCGTCAGCGTCTTTTTATGGGAGAGGTACAGATCGTATGCTGGGGTACTTTGCCAAAAATTCAGAAAACACAGTTGCTGCTGAATATCAAGCTGTTAGAGGATTCTACGATATTTTTGTTACTACTGCTATATCTCTAATGGCTTCTGCACCTGGGCTTGGTCGCATAGGTGGGACTGCTGTTGGAATTGGAGCTATGATTGCGTCAAGTCCAGCATTTAAGCATTATGTAATAAGAGAGTTTATCAAGCTGGTTTATGGAGAAGAATACTTCCCAGGTCGAAAGCAGAAGAAAGAGAACTGGGCAAGATAACTGAAAAAAAAGTGCTCCAGCTTACTTTTATCATTGTTTATATCTGTTGGTTTTTGTCTGATCCGTTGTTCATCATAGAATTTTTTTACAATGTAAGACAGCTATTTGGTGGTTGAACTACCGAGCAAAACCCTAGCCATACACATAAGTCATTGACTTTATTCCCTATTTCGAGAACTACTTAGTTCCGGCAGCACCAGAGATCGGAATGTAGGTTTTTGTCGATCTCCAACCAGACAAGGGTTTTAAGGGGTCTTAGAATGTCTTGTAGATTTTGTAGGGTACTCAAGTGGTCATCCAACTACCGAGAATCGGTTGTTCAACCGAGAATCGGTAGTTCCCTCGGTTGTTGATAGTGTCGATTTTCAATCTACAACTGAGCGAAGATAATCTGGTGTGAGGTGCATATAATTTTCTCTAACTGTATCTGGATTGTCACCAAGAAATTCAGCTACTTTTTCAATTGGATGTCCGTCTATTATCTTTCTTGTTGCCCAAGTATGCCGTAAAACGTGCGGAGATAATCCAGGTATATCTAATTGATGCGATATGACAGATACTTGATAATGAATATCTGATGGAGAGTCACAAACATAATTATTAATTTTTTCATGAATTACCATATTGAGAAAACTTTTTAGCTTTGTGCTGATCGGAACTGTCGGTCTTTGCTTAATTGATTGATTTTTTCCGTAAGGCAAAAAACGTATTAAGTTTAAATTGAGATCAACTTGTTCCCATTTCAATTCTAATATTGCTGACTTACGTTGCGCTGTTTCCATTGCAAGCATCAAAAACCTAGATGCTTTAGATATTCTATTTGATCTTTTTCTGTAACCACCTTGATTATGAAATTTGTTGCTAGATGAATTTAAACAATATTCTTCTAATCTTTGCAGCTCTTCATCTGTTAAAACTCTGTTTCTTGCTGGAGCTGGTGGAGGGAGATCTATATAAGGAATAATGCTTTTACTAATTCTTCTTTCTTTTGGCTCTACCCTTTCAGCCATAAATCTAAAACAGGCTCTAAGTTTTTGCAATTCATGTCTTGTCGTAGCTTGTGAGCATTTACCTCTACCTATTTCATTAGTCTGTTCTCGCAATATTCTGTATTCTTTTGCGTGATCTCTATTAACTTCACTCACTCTTTTATTTCCAAAATATTTTTTTAAATTTCGAATTACAGACGGATAACGTATCTCAGATAACATCTGTCCCTTAATCCATTGTTGAAACCATAGGTCTAAACAATCACCAACATAAGGATCTGTATCAATAGTTTCTTCTGCTCTTATTTTTTGCAGCCATCCAGCGAAACGATTTTCTGCTGTTCGTAAATCTTCTGTCCGTAAACTAAATTGTTTCTGTCTTCCGTTGTTGTGCCATATAACGCAATACGTTCCATATTTGCTTTTTTCCATCCTTGGTGGTTTCTTTGGGTTCGGCATTTTCTCCTCTCTAAATATAAATTTACAGCTTCTTCTGGTATTCTGACCCTCGATCCAACGTAATATGTAGGGAGCTGTCCTTTGATTCGTAAACGTTTGATCGTCTGAATCGACACATTAAGCAATGCAGAAACTTCTTTCTGTGTAAGAAACTGCATACTAATCTTTGTCGTATAAAATCTTCATTACTGCGATTGCTTTTTCGCTATCGATTTTCATCGATATATTCAACCACATCTTGTCAGAGTCATCATTAACTTGTTTGATCTGCATGATGGGTTCTTCTAAAGCAGCAGCATTTGCTGCATAGTTTGGGTAAAGCTCTTCACTAGATATGCCTAGTGCTTTGCTTAAACGATCAAGATTTTGTGGTGTTGGAACAGATTTACCTCTTATATAAGTGGATACGCTATCCCTTCCCATATCAGATTTCCTGGCTAAATCAGATTGATTCCAGCCTTTTGCAATCATTAGCTCAAATAATCTTTTTCCAAATTCACTCTTTCTTATTACTCTTTGACTCAGATCTACAGTGCCATCTTTAGATTTTCCCAGTCTGTCTACTATGTGATCTGCCATTGCGTTTCTCCTTGTGTAGGGTAGTAGATACTATTACTGCCTACTTGTCTACATAATTTTTGACTCCAGTTTTTTTAGCAGTACGGAAGTTTTTTATTTGAACTCAATTTATTATTGTGTATAGTGGTATTTGTCCGACACGTCGGACACAACCATAAGGTATTTTTATGAATATAGAAATTGATGCAAAAAAAGTAGTTACCGATTTCGGTGGAATGACAATGACTGCTAGACTCTTAACAGAGAATGGGTTTCCTATTACTAGAGATGCAGTCGATAAATGGAGGAGAGCAAAACGTATTCCTTTATCCCATTTCGCTAGGCTAGCTTTAATTGCAAAAGATCGGGGTCAGAGATTTGATATCTACGATTATATTAAAACAAGCGAAGGTAAGAAGGATGGAAGAAAATAAAAGTAAAACAAAAACAGCAAGTTTGTATGCTATACATTCAATGCCTATTACGAATTTTAATCATTCGGCAAAGCATCATGAGGATATAAAAGAAATTGGTGATGATTTAGCCAGTATAACAGACTTTTATTGGAACAAACGCGCTACGCACCTAATACACCTACTTACTGGTTACATTAAGAATGAATACTTTTCTAAAACAACAAGATACTTTGCGCTGGAGCAAGTTTTCAGAAGTAGTACTACAAAGAAAATTTTCGAAAAACATCTATCAGAAGAAGAGTATGAACTAAACTCTAAAAAAGCATTGGATTATCTGTTTGCTTGCATGAAAGCATCTGGATGAGCGTTTGGGGTATTGATCCTGGTATCAATGGTGCATTGGTACATTTCAATCCTCAAGAGGGAGAAATTGACATACATGATATGCCGATCATGGAGGTTCGTGGGAAAAAAACTGTTTCTCCAAACCTTGTTGCCCAGATCCTAAAACAGCATCAATCTCCAGCATATATAGAAAGAGTCCATGCCATGCCAGGGCAAGGTGTAACCTCGATGTTTAATTTTGGAAAAGGATACGGAATAATATTAGGTGTTTTAGCTGGTCTGGAATACAAAATAACTACTGTACCACCGACAGAATGGCAGAGAAAAATTTCTGTTCCAAAAGGTAAAGACGGATCGAGAGAACGTGCTTGCCAGCTTGCACCCAACTACTCACAAGCGTTTGCCAGAAAAAGAGATAATGGCAGATCGGATGCTTATTTAATCGCCTACTATGGTTTTTCTTATGCCGATAATGTATGATATGTCGGTCAACACTTGCAATATTTGAATATACAATGAACGGATTTCAGATACATAAACTTAAAAACGTCAGTGTTTCTCAGATTGGTAAGTTTAGAGAAGCTCCTAGTGCGTGGGCGTGTGACAAACTTGGTAAGGCAAAATTCCCAGCATCATTTCCTTTGCTCCAAGGATCAGCCGTAGAATCTGGGGTTGATTATGGCGTGTTTAATGACGGAACTATTGACGATTGTGTTCGTATCGCAATAGATCGTTTCAAGTCACAAACAATGCTGATGAAGAATGTAGCTGAAGAACGTGAAAAGCGCATACCAATTATTGAGCGTATGGTTCAGTCAGCCGTTGAACAGCTTAAACCTTACGGCAGACCAGAAGAGCCTCCCAAGGGAAGTAAACAACATCAAATTAATATACCAGTACGTTTTGCAAAAGGTGATAACGGAACTATTGATTGCTTGGGTTACTTAGACTTTTACTACCCAGATCAAAATCTGATTGTAGATTTAAAAACGTCAAAAAATGCACCAAGAGGATGGTCTTTACAACACGGCATACAAGCGTCGGTTTATCAACGAGCGATTATGTCGGCTACTGGTACGATGCCAAAAGTAAAGTTTCTGTATGTTCTTTCACGACAAAAAGATCCTTGGATGTGGTTAGAGCTAGAAGATCCTAGCTACTATTTGGAAAGTTTTAAGAACACAGTAATACAAATGGAAAAGTTATTAAGTCTGTCGAGCAATCCAGCAGACCTGATTGCTGCCCTTCCCTATAACCCAGACAGTTTTTATTGGAACGATGCCCAAGAAATTGCAACGAAATTTTACGGCTAGGAGAGCGATAATTGGAACAGAAGTCGATCTCGAAACGCGATGTACACACTCAACGCTCTGGTGGAATGTCCTATTCCAGGCAATCGTTGACTCAACGAACCTCGAAAACCCAAACGTCACAAGAAGCAATCAAGCAAAAGAAGCTATCAAATGGATTTTCCAGAACCGAAAAGATTTTGAAACTGTCTGTGGTCTGTCAGGACTTGATCCAGACTATTTCAGAAGTCGTGCCAAGAAATATATCAAGGCACAGTACTCTGCCGAACTCCTCGGCTCGGTGTTCGCCACTCACCGTAAGAATTTGTGGCGATATAATAAATCGTAAGGAGATTTAAATTATGCCTTTAAAACTTTTAAATACGTCAGGTGGAAATGCTTTCGTAAGATACTCTATCGAAGATAATATGTGGCTTATATCCACTCCAGAAGGAGAGCCACAAGATGTGACTGACGCAATCATGTCGAACCCAATTTATATTGATATTGCTAATGTAGAAATGGGATGGTTAAAACTGCAAGGAGGAAGAGATTGGGTTGTGTGGGAAGACAACGAGCCAGCAAATACTCCAAAGCCGTCCGATGCACACAAACAAGGTTTTTCTGTTCAGATGTACAGCAAGAAAGTGTTTGGTGAGGAAGAGCCACAAAGAGAGTTTAACTCAAGCCAAGTAGGTATGCTGGAGTTTATTAAGAAGCTGTACGATGAACTAGAGGACAGTTTTGAAGACGGAAAAGCAGCCGTTGTTCAGTTAACTGGTGCAACAAGAGTAAAGATTGGTAAGGGAAGTAGCCGAATACCAACATTTAAATTCATGGGTATGAACACAAATCCAATTGAACATCATGTTCAAGAAGACGTTCAACCTATACAAGAACAAGCTGCGGTTTCTGCTCCCGTAGCTAGTACCACCAAATCCGACGACGTTAATTTCGACGAAATCTAAGGTGGTTTTGGGAGGAGGTTTTGTAATCCTTCCCTCCTCCCTTTTTTTGAGGGCAGACAATGAAAACAAAAGCAGAATGGGCAAAATACTGGGCAGATAAAGGCTTTAGCGTAATACCAGTACACTATGTAAAAGAAGATGGAAGCTGTAGCTGTTCTATGGGGTCGAAATGTCCGAGTCCAGGGAAACACCCAGCACATAGCAAATGGAAAATATATCAAGAAAAGAAAGCCGATGAGCATACGCTGGATATGTGGTTTAAAGGTCGGTTTGAGAATTATAATATTGGAGTCGTTACTGGTAAGGTCAGCGATAATATATTTGTTGTCGATGTTGACGTTGGCGAGGGCAAAGAGGGCGACGATAGTTTAAATACATTAGAATTAGAAAATGACGATCTTCCTGCAACTTTAGAACAAGTTACTGGATCTGGTGGTCGGCATTACTTTTATAAAGCACCAGACAATCATCAAATACATACTGGAGCAAACACGCTTGGATCTGGAATAGATACAAGAGGAGAAGGTGGATTTGTAGTCGTCGCGCCAAGTGTACACAAGTCTGGTGGATCATATAGCCTTGTAGAGCAAAAGTGTGGAGTCGAAGTTAGTCCAGCGTGGCTATCGGATCTGTCGAGCGAGAGTCATTTCCAAGTCAATGGATCTGGCAACGGACTCAATGGTGCAGTCAAAGATCGCTGGGGTGATCTCGTTGATGGGCGAGAGTCCTACATGGTTACTGTCATACTGGGATCTATACGAACATGGTACGCAACAAAAGGCGACCTCCCTACCCTTCAAGAATTAGTTGACGAAGCCTATCCAACATACGAAATGAGAGCAAAAGCAAGAGGTGACAACCTAGATGACGATGGTCGAGGGTTAGATCTCTTCACATACAAATGTAAATATCAACTCAAACGTGCCAACAACAACCAACTGAAGATACTTCATGACGTCGTTCCTGGCTCAGAAGATTCGTTGCCGAATGGCTTTTCCTCCCCTAGTGCAACGGATAGTGAGGGGGGTAAAGTGTCTGCCAATACAAAAGCCCCCCTCGTTTTAACAGATTGGGGTGTGAAAAGATTTATAGGAGAAGCTCCGGCACAAGAATGGCTTATCGAAAACATACTGCCTAAAGGTATTCCAGGACTCATTGCTGCAATCGGTGGTCTTGGTAAATCCTACATAATGCTTGATCTGGCTATGAAGGTAGCTGGAGGAGATCGAGGGATGCACCAAGAAACTGCGTTGGGTGGTAAGGTGGTTAGCAATGGAAAGGTGGTCTTTCTGGGTGCTGAAGATAGTGCCAACAGTTTGCATAGACGAATACAAAACATTGCTGGAGTCAACTTACTTGATCGCGCCAATGGAAATTTGTTTGTCGTTCCTATGCCTGATGCTGGTGGAGTCGTGCCGTTTATCCAAAGTGTTATGGGTCAGTATACAAGTACTCTGCATTACGAGAATATAAAGAAGCAACTCATAGCAATGGATAACCTATCGCTGGTTATTATAGATCCGTTACAAGCGTTTGCTCATGCCGATATAAATACAGATCCAGCAGCAGCTCAGTTCTTTTGGTCTGAAATGGCTGAATTATGCTCCGTGACAGGTGCTAACGTGCTTGTTGCCCATCATATGCGTAAAGAAGGTACGTTTAATATACGCAAGTCTGTGCAAGCTAGAGAGTCAATACGAGGTACGACAGCTCTCGTTGATGGAGCAAGATGGGTCTATGGACTCTGGCAAATGCCTGAGAGTGATGAATTAGTCGTAGCACAGAAGCTTGGGTTTGAGTCTGGCATTGGTAATTGCGTTATGGGTGGCATAGTTAAGGTCAACGATCAAGCCGATAACAGTACACGAGCGTTTGTAAGAGCCGAAAATGGACTCTTAATAGACCGAAC